AGCTTACTAAATTTGGAATGGGTTTTCTAATCCTTGGTCTTGCAGTAACGCATAAATAATGTCAGACAGTCAGATCGATATAAAAGAAAGAATTAAGCATGAGTTTATAGCATGCTCCAAAGATCCCGTGTATTTCATGAAGAAGTACTACATGATTCAACACCCACAAAGGGGAAGACTTCTATTCGATCTTTATCCGTTTCAAGAAAAAGTTTTAACCTTATTTCAAAAGTACCCGGAATCCATAATCAACAAGTCAAGACAATTGGGTATCTCTACTCTAGTGTCGGCATACTCTTTGTGGATGATGATATTTTCAAAAGATAAGAACGTTCTTGTAATTGCAACCAAGCAGGACACTGCAAAGAACATGGTTACAAAAGTTAGATTTGCTTACGACAACCTTCCCAACTGGATGAAAATTGGAGCGGCCGCAACTTCTAACAACGCATTAAGTTTAAGACTAACGAATGGTTCTCAAATCAAAGCTGTATCTGCAGCCGGTGACGCAGGTCGTTCGGAAGCCGTATCTTTGCTAGTGATTGATGAGGCCGCGTTTATCGATAATATTGAAACCATCTACACAGCTGCTAAGATGACCTTGGCGACAGGCGGTGGATGCATAGCTTTATCCACTCCTAACGGTGTTGGTAACTGGTTCCACAAATCTTACACAGAAGCACAATTACAAAAGAATAGTTTTCTACCTATTTCTTTACCTTGGAATGTCCACCCTGAAAGAGCACAAGACTGGAGAGACAAGCAAGACACTGATTTGGGAGCTAGAATGGCTGCTCAAGAGTGCGATTGCGACTTTGCAACCTCAGGTAACACCGTAATTCCTCCAGAGATTTTAAGTTGGTACGAAGCAAATATGGTATCCGAACCTATCAATAGAGAAGGCCAGGAAAAAGCACTTTGGATTTGGGAATATCCTAAACCAATGAGTTATTATATGGTAGTAGCCGACGTAGCGAGGGGAGACAGTTTGGACTACTCTGCGTATCACGTTATAGATACAGAAACATTAGCGCAAGTAGCTGAATTTAAAGCCCAGACAGATACCAGAGTGTATGCCAACGAGTTGATAGCGATAGCAACTAGATACAATCAAGCTCTATTGGTTATTGAAAACGCAAATATAGGTTGGGATGTAGTTCAGGGTGTGGTTGAAAGCGGTTACACCAATATTCATTTTAGTCACAGATCGGACAATTCTGCGGACTTTGATAACTACCTAAATGTACACTACGGAAACTCTACTCTAGTCCCTGGATTCACAATGAGTCCTAAGGTAAGGCCTTCTGTACTAGAAAAGATGAGAGATTTTATAGAAAACAAAACGGTAACTATAAGATCGATTAGATTATTAGAGGAGCTTCGCGTATTTATATGGAAGAATGGTAAGCAACAGGCCATGTCAGGCTACAACGATGACTTGGTAATGGCTTTTGCAATAGGAATGTATTTGAGAGAGACTTCTTTGAGGTTCAAAAGGACCGCTCAGAGTTTGACAGAAGCGACTTTAAACTCTTACACAAAAGTTGGAGACGATAGTCCAATGTATCAGTCCTATACCAATTACGGTAACAACCCATGGCAGCAAGAGATTGCAACACCAATGGGAAAAACAAATGAAGATTTAACTTGGCTTTTATAATAACATAATATGGCAGACAACAAACAAGACAATCTATTTTCGGCCCTTAGAAGGCTATTCTCTACCGATATCATTATCAGAGATTCCGGTGGAAAGAATTTAGACGTCATAGATACAGAACACATCCAAACATCGGGTGTGATTCAAACAAACTCCTTAATCGATAGATTCCACAAAGTCTATACGACTTCTACTGCGTATGGAGCGAATCTTAACCTAGCCCAAAACTACCAATCAGCTCGTGTACAAATCTACGCTGATTACGATGCAATGGATACTGATGCCATCATCGCTTCTGCGTTAGACATTATTGCAGACGAGTGCACTTTAAAGAACGATCAAGGTCAAGTACTACATATTACTTCGGCTGACGAAAATATACAAAATTTACTTGAAAACCTGTTCTACTCTGTAATGAACATAGAATTTAATCTATGGTCTTGGATTAGAAACATGTGTAAGTACGGAGATTTCTATTTAAAATTAGAGATCGCAGAAAAGTTCGGAGTTTACAACGTAATTCCGTTCTCTGCTTATAACATCATTAGACAGGAAGGTTACAATCCAAAAAATCCAAACGAGGTTAGATTCAAATTTGATCCAAACGCTGCATTAGGTTCTACGACAGGATTTACTTCTGCGTTTAACAATCAAGATCCAGGAATTTGGTTTGATTTGTACGAAATGGCTCACTTTAGATTCATTGGAGACGTTAACTATTTACCATACGGTAGATCTTATTTGGAACCAGCTAGAAAACTATTCAAGCAATACACTTTGATCGAAGATGCGATGTTGATTCACAGAATTACTCGCGCCCCAGAAAGAAGAACGTTCTACGTTAACGTGGGAGCCATCCCACCAAACGAAGTGGATAACTATATCCAACGTATGATCGGTAAGATGAAGAAGACTCCATTGATTGACGCACAAACTGGTCAATACAACATGAAGTTTAACCAACAGAACTTATTGGAGGACTTTTTTATTCCAGTTAGAGGCAACGATCAGTCTACTAGAATTGATACTGCAAAAGGTCTCGAGTACAATGCAATCGAAGACGTTCAATACTTTAGAGAGAAATTATTTGCTGCGTTAAAGATTCCTAAAGCGTTCATGGGCTACGAAAAGGACTTAACTGGTAAGGCAACTCTAGCTGCTGAAGATATTCGTTTTGCTAGAACAATCGAGAGAATCCAAAGAATTATAACGTCTGAATTGAAGAAAGTCGCATTGGTTCACTTGTACGCACACGGATACACAAATGACTCAATTACGAACTTTGATATCTCTTTAACGAACCCTTCAATCATATACGATCAAGAGAGAATCGCAATGTTTAAAGAGAAAGTTGACCTTGCAAACCAAGCAATGGAAAACTCTTCTTTACCAAGAGATTACATCTGGAAGAACGTATTCCACATCTCTGAGGACGAATTTGATGAGCTAGATGACCTTATTGTTGAAGATCAAAAGCGCAAGTTTAGATACAAACAAATAGCCGAGGAAGGAAACGATCCAGCAGAAACAGGCCAAGCATTTGGTACTCCTCATCAGATTGCAAGTCTTTACGGAGGCAAGGGTGACGGTCCTTTGGACGTTCCAGCAGGCTACAATGAGAAGAATCCTGACGAGCCTTTGAAGATTCCAGGAAGACCTCAGAAGTACAAATCTACCTACGGAACTGACGAAGCTCCATTTGGAAGAACTGGCGTTTACGATATGAAAGCCAACGCTGAAACTAAAGAAGACGACTTCAAAGTCAGCTTTAAAGGCGGTGCAATGAACATGGAGGGAACTAAAGCAGTATACCTCCAAAACAAGTCTGCTTTAGAGAAAATGTTCGGCAAAGAAAACTCAAGAAAGACAAACCTTTTTGAACAATCCGATCTTTTAAGTGAGGATAATATAATCGAAGGCCTAGATTAAAATATTTAGATATTTATTAGCAAGCCGATCAAACATAGCTATGGCAATAAAACATTCGAAATATCGTAACACCGGTATTTTATTTGAACTTTTAGTAAGACAAACGACTTCTGACCTATTAAACAATCAGGACTCGTTAGCGGTTAAGATATTAAAGAAGCACTTTACCAATACAGATTTGGGAAAAGAGTATAGCTTGTACAGTACTTTTGTTACGAGCCCTAAACTTTCTGAGACTAAAGCTGAGATTCTTATTTCAACCATTTTAGAACAATATAAGAAACTAGACCACACAAAACTAAGCAAACTCAAATACCACTTAATAAAAGAGATAAAGAAAAACTATAAATTAGACGATTTCTTCAAAGCAAAAATAGAAAATTACAAGCCCTACGCATCAATATACACTATATTTGAATCTCAGCATAGTCAATTATCAGATACAAAACAGATCGTTTTAAACAAGATTAACTTGTTAGAACACATTACAAAAGAGTCCATTACAGACCTTCAAGCTCCTCAATCCATTATGGAAGAGCTAATGAAAGAGGACAAAGAGATCAGAATTCTTACCTATAAGATTTTGGTAGAGAAATTCAATAGTAAGTACGAAACTCTTTCTGACAAACAAAAGAACATCCTAAAAGAGTACATCTCAAGCATTTCAGATAGCACTAATTTAAAAACTTTCTTAAACAGTAAGTTAAAAGAGATTAAAAAAGAGTTAACCGAGATTTGTGAGAATTTAGAAGACAAGGTTACTAAGATCAAAGTACAGGAAGTTTTAAAGTTCGTTAAGCCATTAAAAGAGGGCATCGCAGTTAAAGACGAGACAATCACAGGATTATTACAATACTACGATTTAATAGAAGAACTTAAAAAAGCTTCTAAATAATGAAGAACTTCAACAATCAATTTGCCACTCAAAGACTAAGAAACGAAGACAGCGTAACTGGAGGAAATGCTCCTGCAAATACAGCTGCCACTTTCAAAGCCGGAGATGGTATGCAATACGCTACTAAGAAAGCTTTCAAAAAGAAGAACGACGTAAAAGACGTAGAACCTAAGCTAGTTGCAGGCAAAGCTAATAACTACGTAGCAAAAAAATGGGGATGGAAACCTGCACCATCTGTTCCTAATAGACCATCTAAAGGCGGATTCCAATACAAGCAGATGTTTGAAGACATGGAAGAGGGAGTACTTCAACCAGTAAATTTGGACAAAGATTCTCTTTCTCCAATGGAATACCAACAAGCACAAAAATACGAGAACTTTAACGAAAACGATTGGACCTTTGACGACGTTTCTAAAAGATATATCAAAAAGCAAGTAGATACTAATGTTGCGCCAGTAAATGAGGCCTTAACGTACAATAAATTTAAAAGAGAAGCCGCAACAAGATCCAATAAGGATTCTTTGCACGAGGCATTAAAATTAATAAACAAAAAGTTACACGAAATAAACAGGTTAATGGAGTACTCTACCAACATGAAAATGGAATTGGAAGAGGATTATAGTCCAAGAACTGGTAAGGTTGTGAATAAGCTAGAAATACAACTAGCTGAAATTTACAAAAAGGTTAAAAGTTTAAAGTAACATGGCAAAAATAAAGTCAGCCGGAGGCAGTGAAAAATTAGTTTTCGGAAAAAGAAAATCAGGGCAGCCTGGCGGTAAAAAAAGTTATAACAAAAGCAGTCCAAGACCAAAAGCATATCGCGGACAAGGAAGATCATAATATTTATAAGCATGACAACAGCAATCTTATTCAAGAAACACAGAGCAGGAGAAATCAGCAAGGAGAAATTCTTGTACGAAGTTAGAAGGGACCAACAGTTACCTTTCATTACAAACATGACTTCTTACGACGACGCTATTAAGATACTTAAAAACAAGAGTATCGTTAAAGAAGCGAGTGCTCAAGACAACATACATCCTTACACTTTAAAAAGAGGCGCTGAAGCTGAATTGCTAAAGGGCGGAGAAATTACAAATGTAGCTTACGCAAAAGCGGTTGCAACTGCTACAAAGAAATTAGCAAAAGATCCAACTGCTTACGATGATTTACATATTTCTAACTCAGCAAAGATCAAAAAAGCTGACGCCAAATTAGGAATGACCCCAGTTAAAGGCGAGAATTTTGTTGATAAGAATAACGGAATGAAGAAGATTAAAGGCTTCCACGACGTTAAAGCAAATACAAAAGCTTCTAAGAAAGAGAATAAGAAAGGCAATCCAAAAGGCGTTAAGATGATGAAAGAATCTGTTCTTAGCGAAGATTTACAACACGATTTTTGGGACGATATTAAAGACGGTAAACTTCAAATTGGAGGTATGTACGTAGTAGACGTAGAAGAAGATAACGTTAGTGTATATTTCCGTTTAGCTGGTCAACCTGCACAATCAGGAGAAAAAACAACAGATATCCAAAAAGCTGTAGCTACTTACAATAAAGAATCAGGCCAATGGAACTTTTCAGGAGACATAAAGAATAAAGTAACTATGGATCCAGAATCAGAAAAAACTTTAGACTACATCAAAGGAAAACTTGGTGGAGAAAAAAGTGACAATGGTGGTTTACAAGAGTCTTTAAACATTCTAAAACAACTTCTTTTTAAAAAAAAAGTTAAGTTAACTGAGGATACTGAAAATATCTACGAAGATACACATCCGGTTTATGGATACGGCCAAGAAGTTCCTTTACCAGAATCTGACGTTAAAGAATTAGGCGCAAAAACAGCGGTTGTTAAAACTATTGTTGGCGGAACTTTAGAACTAGAAATAGAGAAAGAAGGCCAAGAACCAATGATAATTCATAGACAAGTTAACGTTATCAACAAAGCAAAAGACGATTTGGCTTTACAAGGTCAGACTAACGACAAAGTAGATCTCGATAAAAAATGGTCAGATTGGGATAAAAGAGGAGAAAAAACATTCGCAGGAGTTGTAGATTTCCCTTCTCAAATAGACGCGGATCGCCAAAAGAAAACTATGGGAATAGTTGAAAAGTTAAGAAATTTTTTAAAGAAGAATAAGAAAAAAGAAGTAGACGAAATATTAACGGCAAAAACTGGAGAAGCTTCTCACGATAACGAGGCTAAGAAAAAAATAAAAAATGTGAAAAATCCAGAAGCACAGCTTGCTTTAATGACTGCTTTTGAAAAAGGTAAAAGTATAGACGTATAACAATGGCAAAACAATTACTTATAGAGACTGCTTACTTTACTCCTACAGTTTCATTAAACGAGAGTAAAAGACACACGAATGGCAATTTAATAGTGCGCGGTCAAGTACAAGCTTGCGACAAACCAAACGCCAACAATAGAATTTATCCTTACGATACTTTATATTCTCAAGTAGAGAAATACATCAACGGACCAATTAGAGAGAACAGAGCTTTAGGAGAATTAGATCATCCTGAAACTTCGGTTATAAATCTAAAGAACGTTAGCCACAACATCTTAAGATTATGGTGGCAAGACAAGGATCTTTACGGTGAGATAGAAATACTACCTACACCATCAGGCAATATCTTGACCCAATTATTTGCAAACAACATTACAGTCGGCATATCTTCAAGAGCTTTAGGATCTGTTAGTCCAATTGGCGAAGGATTCGTTCAAGTTGAGGACGACTTAGATCTTATTTGTTGGGACTTCGTATCCACACCATCTACTTATGGAGCGTATATGAAACCAGCGGGAAGCTCACCAAGTCTTCGAGAATCAGTCGATTTCTCTTTGGCTAAGGCAAATAGATACGAAAGAGCAAGCCGTCTTATTTCAGACATTATATGTTCCCAGAGCGGTATCTGCTGCTTAAACGGTAACTAATTTACCTAATTCTGTATTTTTTGAATAAATTAATATATTTATTCCAATATGCACCGATTTTTAATTGCGGTCGCTACTAGAAATTTATCTATATATTGCTTCACATTACAATAAGCAATCGGAACTTACAATCATTTATTACAAATGGAAGACTTGTACAAACAGGCAATCCTTGATGCAAAAGCACTAAGAGCTAGCGCCATGGCTAACGCTAAAGCGGCATTGCAAGAGGCATTCCAGCCTAAAATCGAAGAAATGTTGCGTCAATCTTTATCAGAAGATGAGATGGACGAAGCAGAAGAAAAAATCGCCGGTAAAAAAGGCGCAGCTGCAACAGCGGCTAAAAAAGTATTCAAGACTCAAGTAAAAGAAAACGAAGAGGAACTTGATGAAGAAAAAGAATTAGACGAAACTGAAGAAATGGACGAGTCTGAAGAAATGGACGAGTCTGAAGAAATGGACGAGTCTGAAGAAATGGATGAAGTAGAAATGGACGAAACGTCTCTTGAAGAAATCTTAGGTGAACTTGAAGCATTAGCTCAGGAAGGTGAAAACCACGACGGCGAAATGGAAGAAGATTACACAGAAGAAGAAGTGGAAGAAGGCGCAGAAGACATGAACTACGAAGCAAAGTCTGAAGAAGACGGCGAAGAAGAAGTTGAAATGGATGACGAAGAAGAAGTGGATGGTGAAGAAGAAGAAAAAGTAATCACTATCACTTTAGGTCAATTAAAAGACATTTTAGCTCCTTATCAAGCTGACGAAGAAGGTGCTGAAGACGCTGAAGGTACCGATGGTGCTGAAGGCGACGAAGAAACTGCTGACATCAACTTAGATGAGATTTTCGCTGAATTAGAAGAAGCTTCAAAAGAAAAAGTTGAAGAAAAGAAAAAAGGTGACGAGAAAAAAGACAAAATGGACGAACAAGGTCAACTTGAAATTCCAGGAACTGAAAAACAATTGAAAGAAGCGAATAAAACTATTCAATATCTTCAAACTCAATTGAAAGAAGTTAATTTATTGAACGCTAAGTACTTATTCATGAACAAATTGTTCAAGTCTAAGTCTTTAACTGAATCTCAAAAGATGAAAGCTGTAAATGCTTTCGACAGAGCTACTACAGTTAAAGAAGTAAAAAATACTTTTGCTACTTTAAACGAATCTTTTTCTGTAACTAAGAAAAAATCAATCAACGAAGGTTTCGCATCTCAAGCTGCTGGTTTAGCACCTAAACAAACGATCGAATCTGATCCTTTTGTTTCTAGAATGCAAGTATTAGCAGGATTATCAAAAACAAAATTTTAATTCCATAACAAATGGCAAATTTAGTACAATCATTATTAAATGAGTCCGCTCAGAACGCTCAACAAGCTCAGTTTACTGTAGCTCAGAAGCTTTCTAAGAAGTGGGCAAAATCTGGCCTTTTAGAAGGTTTAGAAAATCAAGATAAGTCAACAATGGCTATCATCTTGGAAAACCAAGCTAAGCAATTAGTAGTTGAATCATCTACTTCAGGTGGTGGTACATCTACTGGAGCTACTTTCACAGCTGGTACTGGTGAACAATGGGCTGGTGTTGCTTTACCGTTAGTTCGTAAGATCTTCGGTCAAATCGCTGCAAAAGAGTTCGTTTCTGTTCAACCAATGAACTTACCTGCTGGTTTAGTATTCTATTTAGATTTCCAATACGGAAATACTAAAGACGCCTTTACTGCTGGTCAATCTTTATACGGTACAAACACAGCTAACTTCGGTAACGCTGCTGCTGGTGCTTTATATGGTTCTGGTCGTTTCGGTTATTCTATCAATAACTTTGCTTCTGCAAGCGTTATCCCATCTGCTATGGCGTCAGCGTCATATTCTGATTTGGATTTCAATTCAGACTATAGCGGTTCTTTCAACAACGGTATCGCTGGAACTTCTGCTACTATCAAAAAGATTACATTCTTAACATCATCTTTACCTAGTTTAGATGTAGACGGATGTCGTTCTTTCACAGTAACTTCAGGTTCAGTAGTAGCTGGTGATGTATTACAACAATTTACAAACGTAACTGGTGGTAACATTACCTTCTTCTTAACAGGATCTGCTGCAACAATTTCTGGTTCTGCTGCTCAAAACGCTTGGACAGTTATCTATAACAAAGCTACAGACTTTAACACAAGAGGTGATTTTGAAGATAGAACTGCTCAACAAGGTTTCTCTGTTCCTAACTCTGGTTCAGCTACTTCAATCGTTATCCCTGAGATCAACGTTCAAATGAAGTCTCAAACAATCAGTGCTAAAACAAGAAAATTGAAAGCACAATGGACTCCAGAATTCGCGCAAGATTTGAATGCTTACCATTCTTTAGATGCTGAAGCTGAATTAACAGGTTTATTATCTGAGTACATCTCTTTAGAGATCGATTTAGAAGTAATGGATATGTTAATTTCTAACGCTCCAACAGTAGAATATTGGTCAGCTAGAGTTGGTGATCAAATCAATTCAACTAAGACTGCGTTCACTAGTAATACAAACGGATTGTATTACAACCAAATGACTTGGTTCCAAACTATTGGTATCAAGTTACAAAAAGTTTCTAACATCATTCACCAACGTACTTTACGTGGTGGCGCTAACTTCATGGTAGTTTCTCCAGCAGTAGCTACAATCTTGGAATCAATTCCTGGATTTGCAGCTGATACTGACGGTGCAGCAGATACAATGAAATATGCATTCGGTGTTCAGAAAGTAGGTGCTTTAAACAGCCGCTACAAAGTGTACAAAAACCCTTATATGACAGAGAACGTAATCTTATTAG